CAAGCCACGGAACCAAAAAGGTTTGAAACACTGCACGAAGCCAAAATCAACATCCTGAAAAATGCAGAGGCCGCGTAAGCGGCCCATAGGGAGATAGACATGGAACTAAGCAACGCAATTGCTGAAATGGACTTGAGCAACCTGACCGACGAGCAGATTGAAGTCATCCGCCAATTGACGCTACGCGCCGAGGACGGCTTCGACAAGCGAGCAAGTCTGGCAGACAACGATGACGTTAGAAACATCGCCAGCAGCCACGCAGAGGCTTGCATGAGACTGCTGGGTAGACTGCGCGACGAAAAAGAAACAAGAACGGAGGCCGCGTAAGCGGCTTGGAGGAATCATGATCGTACCTGACCGACCAATCTCATCTGACCCACGCTTCCAAGCGATGTGGGGAGATGCTGACCTTTGCCCTAAGTGTGGAACCGAAATGCGCGATCTTCACGATGAAGGCCACGCCTTCCTAGTCTGCCCAATCTGCGATCTGGGCGAACCCAAGAACAACGATGTCAGCTTCAAGCTGAAATTCTACGGCATGACAGAGTGTCAAGGCTTCGAGGACGGAATCATTGACGAGTCCCGCGCTGAGATGTGGGAAACCCAGAAATGGTGGGAAGACAACCTGCACTGGACGTTTGCCGAGTACAAAGACGGCAAGTACATTCCTGCCGACGTGAGAAACGGTAACGAATCCGGCCAGTGGTTCATCTACGCTCGCGGCTACCAGATCGCCTGCATAGTGGAGGTTCCCAATGGGTAGAGTGAAATCTGACATGTTTGAAGACTATGTGGGGCCAGATGATGAACTGGTCGCCAAACCAATCTCGCAAGTGGTGGACAACATCCGTCACTGCGACTTACCAACGAACTCGGTGCAGCGTTACGAGTTTATGCAAAACCAACTGAAGGAACTGATGAATGGAATCAAAACCAACACTGATTGATGCCTTGGTGAAGGCTCAGTCAGAAATGTCCCACGCGGCATTTGACCAAACCAACCCACACTTCAAATCGAAGTTCGCTTCGCTGAAGTCTGTGATCGACGCGGTAAAGCCTGCGCTCAATGCCAACGGAATAGCCTTTGTGCAGAAGTCCGTACCAATGGAAGCTGGCATTGCTGTCGAGACTGTCTTTTACGGTCACGGTGAAGAACTAGCCACTGGGCCGGTTCCCGTCCCTGTAGACCGAGAGAATGCCCAAGGCTTTGGGTCGGCGCTGACATATGCGAAACGCTACTCCCTCGCTATGGCCTGCGGTGTTGCTGCCGACACAGACGATGACGGCAACGCGGCATCCGCTACGCCTAAACGCAAACCCCAGTCAGTCACTAAGACGGTCTTGGAAGAAGAAGGCATCAAAGTCGATGAGCACAAGCGCAGCGAGTATGTCATTGGGATAGCGAACGCAATCAATGCCGACGATCTGGGCGGGCTGAGAGAACTGCTGGCAGAACTAACCGCAGACAGCGAAATGAAGCTGGCTGTATGGGCTGAATTACCCAGTCCAATACGATCATTCATCAAGAAAATGGAGAGCGAGAAATGAAGCCAAAAAGAGGATTCGCAAGGGACATTTACGAAATCGTCCAAGCTGATGGGCCGCTGGCCTATAACGGCATTCACAAGCGCCTGCGGGAGCGCAAAATTCGCATGTCAAAAAATCAGGTTCAGCGTTGCCTGATAAACATGCAGCAGCGAAAACAGTTGGTCAGGTCGGAACAGAACTTTAACAAGTTTGTCGTCGTTGAGAACAACAAAGCCGTAGAAAGCGCGGAAATGCTTGACCCTATACAATCACCCTCCCTCGTGGAGAAAACGCCTGAGAGGGCAGAAATAACGCCCACAGAGGGCTTATCTCAGCTTGATTCAAGCACGATCACACTGATCGCAGCAATCGCGGCAGGAACAGCCGCACTCACCAGCATAATTTTGAGGTTCGTATGACAGAGAAAGTATTCGCCAAAGGTCTTTATGTGAAAGCGCCGAGCGAGAAAGCGCCGGAGTTTGTGAAGTTTGGAATGAGCATCAAGCGGCAGGAAGTCATGGACTGGCTGCAAGGTATGCCAGATGAATGGATCAACCTACAGGTAAAGGAGGCCAAGTCGGGTAAGTGGTACGCCGAAGTGGATACGTGGAAGCCTGACGCCAGCAAGGCTCGTGTCGCTTACACACCACCCTCTGCGCCGCAGTCAAATCCGTTTGAATCGCTAGACGAGGATATTCCATTTTAAGGTAGTATTGCTGGGCGGGTGATTTCTAGGCAGGCGAGCGGCAGCGTCAGCCCCCCGAAAGGGTACGAGAATCAGATCACTTGCTTTGCGACCCGCTGAACATTCACGCTTCAAAGTGATCGACTGCCGCACTAAATGCGATATTTCACGGCTCGAAATATCCTATGGAAAAATGGAGATCCATAGTATGGATATCCAAACAGGGGAGAGATATGGATAAGAACGAATTCACCGCGCTGTACGAACAATGGTTTGCGCTCCACCCATTCAAGAAACGAGACTGGGGGGAACTAGGCAAAGTCCACTACCAAGCGTTCAGTCGGGAATCACCGGCACTGCTGCAAGAAGCTCTTGGGATGCTGACCGAAGAAATAGACAATTTCCCATCGCCAAAGCAGATCCGCGCAAAGCTCAACGCTTTGTCAAACACGAAGACCGAGGGTGGAGAGGGCAAGACCAACACCACCAGCGAGAACGAGATGATCGCCACGCGACTGTTGGAACACAAGATGGGCGTCGAGTACAACGGCAAACAGGTAAAAGAACCTGATGGATTTCCCTTGTGGATTGACCAACTCGTTGATAAGACCATCGCGGAACTCGGCCCTAAGTATCCGATGAAGACGCTACTGGGGACGCTGGGTTACCTAGTGGTTCAAGCGGAGGGCAGACGATGAACGATGCGCTCAAAGAATTCCTAGAAAACGGTGGTGAGATTCAGCAGTTGCCATCCAACGTCCCACGAGATTTGAATGTTTGTCTGAATTGTAAGAACCTTTTCCCGACTGCGGAAATGACCAAAGGGAGTCAGCGACGATGCAAGAAGTGTCATGCAAGGCATACTCAGTTCAAGGGGAACCAGTAGACATGTTCTATCGTGCAATCAAAGCTCAGGAAAGACTGCAAAGGCAATATCTGGATTATCGACTGGCTAACGTGAGCGCACCGTTTAGCGAAGCAACCAAACGGCAGATTTGGGAGTGGCAAAGAGCCGGACTGTCTACGCGCTGGATAGCGGACGAATTAGGCGTTACTAGATACAAGGTGCATCTGTTGGTAAAGAGGACATCGTGGCCCTCTCCCACCAACTTGGCCTAGTGTTCCACGTGGAACTATTCTTCCACAATCTCAGCTTCTTCGGGTTCCATCTCAGCCTTAATTTGCTGGGCGTGGAACCTGATGGACTGCTCGGCTTCCTGCTGACGCAAGATAAGCTCCACAACCTCAGACCGTAGCACACCAATCCGGCCTGCTCTGATCTTCGCGTCTTCGCTCAGGTCGTCTTCAGTGTATTCAATTTCATCAATCGTAATCATTTCATTCTCCTAGTCTTTTATCAGTACGGCTTCCACGAAAACCGCAGCCTCGTTGGTGCTGCTGCTTGATTTTGCTTGGAATTCAAAGTCAGTCTTTTCCGCTATCTTGAACGGAACCTGACGATCATAGCTTACCTGACTGACAGCGAATGTCGCCTCTGCAACGTGCAGCACTCTCCCTGTGTGGGTGGCCAGCTTGTTTCTCACTGTCAGGTACTTGTTGCCATTGGTTGTGGCGCTGTTGAAGTCGATTCGGAAGATATAGAGCGAGTGCCCAGCGGGTACCGTGTAGATGCAAGCCTGCGTGGTTCCGATGTTGGTGCCGATAAAGGCGTAGGTGGTGCCGCCATTGCTGACAGAAATGTCACCCGCGTTCTGTCCACTGAGGATGATAGCTGAGTTGATTCTGAGAAAGCTGGCAGAGGTTGTGACCGCTACGGTACCTGTCAGGGTAACTGTCTCGCTGATCTCGTTGTAGCTCGCATCCAGACCGCTCACCAGAACGTCCATCGTGTCGCCAGCATCGGTTGATACCAAGTCCATAGCCACAGCAGTGGACGGGAAAGCGTATGTTCCGCCATCATTCCACAGGGTTTCAAAGGCTGTAGCGACTGCGGTGTTGAAGCCGAAGATGTTAACGGCTCGCTGATCCCACATTTTACCTTGTGCAACGTCAAACAATAAATGGGGCGTGGGTCGTTGTTGGTGATACTGATACATGGTTTGTCCTTAGATGTTGTAGGCCAGCCAGACCGAAAGCACGATCCCGATGACCATTATTAAGATGTAGCCCACCAGATCACCAATCCGATAGCGATGGGAACCAAGCCAAGCACAATAGAGATGGCGATCAGTATTTCGATCATCTGCTTGCGCTGTTTACGCTTCAGAGCCTCTTGCCGCTTGATTTCTTCCTGCCTAGCCTTCCTAGCATCGGCCATCTTTTGCAGCATGTCGGACCAAAGATCCATTCTGTTAGTGGCTAAGAATACCGATTTTATGTTCTCACGCGATTGGCGAACCATCTCCTCTGCCATGACTGCTTTGGCAGCTTCAGCCTCGCTCATGAATCTGGTTTGGTTCTTGGCACGTTGCAGATCATATTCTGCAGCACCCATTCTTCCTATAAACACCCCAAGCGACTCGATATTTGACGCCGCCCCCGCAGCCATTTCCAAGGCTTTGCAGGCAGTCGTTACCGCTGCAACAGCCTCCAGTATCACTGGATTGCCACGAACAACGGAATCAGAATGGACGAGATGATGAGCAGGTAAAGGCCAACCATGAGGTTATCCAGCCGGTCGAATCGCTTCTCCCCCTGCTCCAACCTGCGTTCAATCTCGCGATAGCGGATCTCGCATTTCTCCTCGTGCGTTGTCAGCCTTTCATCTGGGGTCATTACCAAGGTACTCCATCAGCAGTGGCGGGAGTGATCTGCCCGTCAATCTGAGCCTGCAAGCTGTCTTCCACGTTGGTCTGCCAGTTCTCACTCTGACCCCACACCCATCCCAGAACGTCTGACTCGGTCAAATCGTCGTATGCAATGTAGCCTTCAGCAGACGGGTCTGGCGTGAAGCCTTGTGTACCGTAGGACGTGGCGTGGAATGTTATTGCGTCATCACCAGAGCCTTGCGTCTGCTCTGCGTTACAACGCCAGTGAGCAACAATGACCCCGCCAGCGAGGTCGCCAATCAGGTCGCGTTCAAGGGTTGAAATCGTCCAAGTGAAAGTAGCCACTAGGGTGTCTCCGTCTGTGCAGCTTCATAAGCTGCTATAGCTTCTGCTGTATGAAAAGTATTACACATGGCCTGAACCTCTGTGCTTTCACCTGACCAATCGTCTGTAGGTGATACTGTGTGGCGATGAAAGGATCTGCTGATCTCTTCACCGTCCCTGCTGATAATAGTAGCTGTACGGACTTGGATGACTTTCCAGCCTCCGCAGTCTACTACTTCAATCTTGTCTTCTACTGATGTTTCTGAAAGTGCCATATTTTATCTCCTTGTATGGACTGTCCGA